ACCCGTGTCACGGGGGGTAGGGGGGGGTTTATTCTCTTGGATAAGGTTTGCGGCTCATTTTGAGCCGGGTGGGGCGGCTCGTTTTGATACCCCCACCCACCTCCCTAGATCGTGACCGACGTCACCGCGACACGGCTTGACCGGCGTGGCGACACGCCGTAGATTGATCCCATCAACTCAATCAACCCCTACCGAGGAGGAACCAAATGAACACCACCGCCCAGGCCCCCAGCAAGGCAGCCACCACCCTGATCACCTGGGTCGCCACCCTCAGCATCGTCTGGGTCCTGGCCTCCGCCTTCGCCCTGGTCACCGGCCACGTCACGATGGTCGTCGTCCTCGGCTTCATCGTCGGCCTGCCCGTCGCCATCAAGGCCACCCGGTCCAGCAACCGCAGGAAGGCCACTCTCCGCCACGCTGAGGCCCTCGCGGCCCAGGTCCAGTACTGGGCACCGGACGCCCGGTGAACGGCCCTCAGAAACGCTCACACGACCTCAGGAAGGAACACCCCATGTACCTGTCAACCACCGCCCAGAATGACACCGCGACCCTCATCGCGAAGTGGGTCCGCGAGAACGCGATCGGCTACGGCGCTGTCGCCACCGAGGTCGGCCGAGCCGGCTACCCGGACGCCGCCGTGGTCGCCATCACCGAGAACGGCAACACCACCTGCGCCGCGAAGGTCGCCGTCCACCACAACCGCATCGTGTACGTGTCGAAGCTCGGCGCCCACATCTCCTACCCGCTCACCTTCAAGGACGCCGGCCGGATCGTCGGAGGCTTCCTCTCCCTCGAGGAGAACTGATGTTCCGCCGCAACAAAAGGAACCCGTGGACGATGGCCCTGGATATCGCCAAGGAAATCAGCCGCCGCGGATTCCCTGCTGAAGCCAAGCCGGTCACCGTGAGGTCCGCGATAGAGGACGTCCAGAAGTTCGCAATCGTGATTCCAGGACGCGGTGTCGCCGTCATAAACAACGACCTCAACATTGTTGTCGCCTCGTCCAATAAGCCACTCCCGCAGGCCCCGGTATTCGAATACAAGAATGCTGAAGCCGCCGCGGAAAACATTCTGAGAAACCTGCCACTGTCATGAGAATCCCCCAGAACACCGCAATGAGAAACCGGTCCGAGTCGGCTAAAGCCGCAGCCGCCAGATACCGGCGACGCGTCGAGCGGGCCGAGATGGCCGACTGGAAACACATCACCTACACCGACCCGGCCACCGGCCGCACCCAAACAATCAACATCCGCCACAGCTGAAAGGAACCACTGTGACCCTCAAGGACATTCTCAACGCTCTCCTGCCACTCCTCCACGAAGGAGAGTCCGCGACCATCACTAAGTCCGACGATGAGGGCGACCAGATGATCGCCGTCGGGGGCGCCGCGAGGAAGACCGGCATCTACGACTACGGCGGCCTCTATGTGTGGTACTCCCAGCCTGGCGGCGACGCCTGGCCGGCCGGTGATACGGACGCCATGAACAGGCAGCTGCCCATCATGCTGGACTACGCACGCACCTCACCGCTGTCCGGCGACCTCCGCGAAAACGAGGCGCGAGAGATGACACCCTCCGACCTGATCGAACAGCTTTCCGACCTCCTCGTCGGCGGCGCGCCCGTCGTCACGGGGAAACTCCCGAACGGCGACCTGGTCGCGGAAATCGACTATGGGCCCGGCGCCATTCACATCGAGAAGGGCCGCTACACAGACTTCTCGGCGTGGGCAATCACCCGCAGCCACCACTGGCCGGCATCAAAGCGAGACCAAACCCAGGCCCGCGAAGCAATCACCGACATCCTCTCCGCCGTCAAGCCCACCAACTGAAAGGAATCACCAAATGTCACCACTGGCTCAGGCCCGCCTCCTCATGCCTCTCCTCGAAGCCATCCGCAATCACCTCGGCGCGGGCGAGTACGCCGCCTTCCGACGCACTACCCACGGCTCCCCGTACATCGAAGCCCGCACCGAACGGGGCAACATGATCGCCGGCGTAGACGAGGACGGCCTGTACACCCTCGACGCCGCCGGCAGCCGTTACGCCTGCGACCCGACCGCACCCAAGGAGGCCGTCAACAACGCGATCCGCAGGGCCCTCAACGCCGCCCGCGAGGAGTGGACGTGATCGGCCGTTACGCCGGCATCGCAGACCGGATCGCCATGGCCAAGGTCATCGCCGACGTCTGCCTCCGCGACCACCCCGGCCCCGACCACCTCATCGAAGAGCCCATGGTTGACAGCGAGGCCGCAACCCTGTACATTTACTGGGGTGACCGAGACCTCATGACCGTCCATGTTGGGCGCGCCGGAGTCACCATGCACGCCGGCCGCTCAACCGTGGACATGCCATACCAATGCGACGCGCACCCCGCGGACGTAGCCAACCAACTCCTCGGCACAATGATGAAAGGAACACTCTGATGACAGACCGCATTGAGCACGCGAAGATAGTCGCCCAGTCCTCGCTGATCCCCGCCGAGTACCGGGGAAAGCCCGCTGACATTGTGTGGGCGATGGATATCGGCGACGCCCTGGGCGTCCCGTACACGCAGGTGATGCAGTCAATGGTCGTGGCCCGCGGCAAGATGACGATGTCCGCGGACCTGATGGGCGCCGTCGTCCGCAGGGCCGGCCACAAGCTGCGCCTCCGCGAGGACGGCGACTCCGTGACCGCCGACCTGATCCGCGCCGACGACCCCGACTACACGTTCACCGTCACCTGGGACAAGAGCAAGGCGCAGGCCGCCGGCCTGTGGGGCAGCCGCGGCCCCTGGCAGCAGTACCCGAGGCAGATGCTCCGCGCCCGCGCCATCACCGAAGTGTGCCGTCAGGGCGCGTCAGACGCCCTCGCAGGCACCGTCTACACGCCCGAGGAACTGGAGTCCACCCCCGCACCGAACGGCCCGCAGAAGCCCGCACAGCAGCCGTCAGACCACACGCAGCGGGACATGACCCGCACCATCCTCATGGACTACTGCCACGAGTCCGGCCGGGACGCCAACGAAGTGTGGCAGCAGGCGCAGGCCGCCGGCGCCACCATGGACGACCCCGACTCCCTGTCCACCGTCATCGACAAGTGGGAGTCCGGGATCAACACGGAACCGCAGGAGGAGCAGTGAAACTCCGAACCATCACCCCGATCGGAGTGCAGCGGCGGATCCTGTCACTCATGTGGATCGGCCACTCCGAGCAGAAGATCGCCGACATGGCCGGCGTGAAACTGAAGTCCATACGGAAAGGCCGGGCCGGCGAGTACGTGCCCGAGGAGGACAGGCTCCTCATCGCGTGCGCATGGTCCCGCAACCAGTGCAACCTCCCCCCCGTCAACCGGGCGTCGCAGATCGCCCACAAGACCGCAGTCGACTCCGGCGCCCACTCCCCGCTCGCATGGGACGAGGACGACATTGACAAATACCACGCCGAGCCGCACGATTTGACCAGGGGTCGAGACCGATCCCCATGGAACAGGAAGGAACACTCATGAAGGTCGCCACACAGAAGACAATGAACGTGCAGGACCCGACTCGCGCGCACGCCACAGACGCCGGCCTCGACCTGTACGTTCCCGAAGGCCAGGGCTGCTTGGTCCGCCCGGGAGCCGTGTACACGATCAACCTCGGCGTCCGCGTCGCCATCCCCGACGGACACTACGGGCAGCTGACCCTCCGCTCCTCGGCCGGCAAGAAAGGCCTGACGATGCCGCACGGCGTCGGGATCATCGACTCCGGCTACCGCGGCGACTTGAAACTCCTCGTCACCGCCCTCACCGATCCCGTACTGGTCGCCGCCGGCGACCGCGTCTGCCAACTGATCGTCCTGCCGCTGCCCGCCGTCGAGTTCGAACCGGGCATCGTGGGCGACACCACCGACCGCGGTACGGGCGGATTCGGGTCAACGGACGGGAACGCGGACGGCGCGCTGTACGACGGGGAGTACGACACGGGTGAGATCACTGTCGGCAAGCTCATCGGAATGCTGCAGTCGATCGCCCGCAACTACGGCGACCAGGTTCCTGTTACAGCTTCCGCCGACGGGCCTCACCACTACGAGCAAATCGCAGCACCCCTTATCAGGTACGCGGATAGGGTGGGCGTCCCGGGAAGCCAGGACGCCTTCGACCTCAACTCCAAGGGCGACACGATCGTGGTGCTCTCACAAGCAATGAAGGAGACAGACATGGAAGACCGGATCAACCTCACCGTCGGAGGGCTGATGCGCGCCCTGCAGGACATCGCCTTCCGCTTCGGCAACGACACGCCGATTGTCCTCCCCTCCAGCGCGGACGCCGACTACGAGCAGGCCACCGCCCCGATCATCATGCACGCCAGGAGGGAACCGATGCCCGACGACTGGGACCTGTTCCACGTCGACCCCACCGGCAAGGCCGTAGCGGTGATCTCATGAGCGATAACGTGAACCACCCCGACCACTACACGCAGTGGCCCGTCGAGGTCATCTACCTGACCGAGCGGGAAACGTTCCTGATCGGCAACGTCCTGAAGTACGCGCTCCGCGCAGGCGTCAAGGACGGAGCCACGTACGGGGAAGACATGGCAAAAGCCCGCTGGTACGCCCGCAGGCACGTCGACAACATCGCCGCCCGTGAATCCTGGCAGACCGGACTTGACAGCCTGCAAGTCCACTTCGCCGACGCTGACGCCTACCTGACCTCCAGACAGGAAGACACCACCGAGATGCGCGCCTACCTGCAGGACCAGCTGGCCGCCATCTACAACCAGGTCGAGAAGGAGCTGTGCGAAGCATGGGACGCAACCTGAGATCCGCGAAAGCGGCAGGCTCCCGGTTCGAACGGCTCATCGCCGACCACCTCAACGACCGGCTGTACGGCCTCCACGTTGACCGGCAGGTCAAGACCGGTGCCCACGACTCCGGGGACATCGCCGGCGTCCACCTCGCAGGCAAACGCATCGCCATTGAATGCAAAAACGTTACCCGGATGGACTTGCCTAAGTGGACGCGGGAAGCGCATACTGAAGCCGGGAACATCGGAGGAGCCGCCGGCATAGTCATCCACAAGAGGCATGGCAACGGCAAACCCGAAGACCAATGGGTGACCATGACAGTCACCGACCTCGTCACCATCATCAACCTGTTCAACGAAAGGGACACCAATGGCCGCTGAGATCACCGTTACGGGGACGCTCACCAGGGACCCGGAGATCAAGTACGCACAGTCCGGCACCGCCATGCTGAAGCTCGCCCTGGCCGCTACCCGCCGGCAGCAGAACCGGGACACGAAGCAGTGGGAGGACGACGGCGACCCGCTGTACATCGACGTCACCTTCTTCGGCGACCGGGAGAACTACCTCGGCGACGTCCTCCACAAGGGCGACCAGGTGTCCCTGACCGGGGCGCTCGTCCGCCGCAACTGGGAGTCCGGCACCAAGTCCGGCGTCGCCCTCGAAGTGCGATTCCCGAAGCTCCTCGGCTACGTGAAGAAGGCCGACAAGGCCGGCGGCGTGCAGGCGCTCGCCCCGACCACGTCCAACACGTTCAACGCCCCGTTCTGATCCGACCAAACGGGTGGGGGGAAACCAGCCGGGAGTACCCCCACCCACCTCACTACACGTAGACCCTCATAAAACGAAGGACATAAACCAATGGCTTCATTCGAGATCATGATCGCGTCCCAGCCGTCCTGCCAGCAGTGCCGCTCCTCGAAGCGGTACCTCACAAAGAACAACACCCCGTACCTGGAGACGAAATACAAGGACGACGACACCGCGCAGGCGATCGCCGCCGCCAACAACTACACGGCCGCCCCCGTCTGCTACGTGATCGACAAGCGCACCGGCGACACGCTCGCCCACTGGGCCGGGTTCAACATGTTCAAGCTCCGCCAGTGGGTGAACAACTACAAGGGGGAGGCCGGCAAGTGACTCCCCTGGACGAAGCAATCCTCGAGAACGACGCCCTGCCGCAGCACCAGCGGCGCACCAACCAAGCCATCGCCGACGAGTACGGCACCTCCGAGGCGGCCGTCAGGCGGCACAGGAAGGCGTTGAAGCGTCGCAGCGAGCAGCGGCAGCAGGGCACGGACGCCTACTTCGGCGTGCCCACCGAAGCGATCACCGCCCGCGGGAAGACCGTCCGCCTGGCCGACGGGTCGTACGAGAAGATCACGTGGAAGCCCGGCGCTGCCGAGCGGGCCGAGGTGAAGCGTCTCGCCTACGACGACATCGCCCCCCTGTTCGCTGAGAAGCCCCAGCCGGCCGCAGACCGCCCGCGGAAGGGCACGCTCGTCGTGGTCATCTCCGACATGCAGATCGGCAAGACCGACGCTCGTGGCGGCACGAAGGAGACCGTCGAGGCGGTCCGGTCGGCGATCGCCCGCATCACCCTGGACGCCGTCTCCTACGAGGAAGTCATCCTCGTCGACTGCGGGGACAGCACCGAGAACTTCACGAACACCGTCAGCCAGGCGCAGACCTGCGACATGGGGCTCGTCGATCAGATCCGCACCGCACAGGCCGTCCTCGCAGACGCCGTCCGCGAGCTCGCCCCGGCCTGCCCGTCCGTCACCTACGTGGCGGTGCCGTCGAACCACTGTCAGGTCCGGACGGCTATCGGCCGTTCCAACCGGGCGAACATCCCCGCGGACGACTATGGGCTCCTGATCCAGTCGAACATCCAGATGGCCGTCGAGGGTCGCCCCGGCTATGAGGGGGTCGGCTTTGTGGCCCCGTCTCCGCATCTCGAGTCGCTGACTGTGCGCGCCGCCGATGGGACAGTCATGGGAGTCACCCACGGCCATGCGGCCGGGTCGAAGAACAGGGTCGCCGATTGGTTCCGCGGCCAGGCGTTCGGCTGTGTTGCCGGCATGCAGGACGCCCGCGTGCTCCTGCACGGCCACTGGCACTCCTTCTCCGTGCAGACGGTCGGGGACAGCCGTCAGATCATCTGCGCACCGACCGTCGACCCCGGCAGCTCCTGGTTCCGGAACGCCAGTGGGGAATCGTCCACACCGGCCCTCCTGACGTTCGAGCTGGGCGGCGGGACGTCGTCCGGCTGGCGGCTTTGGTCCTGATATGTGCGATGGTCGCGTGCCGTTAATGGGCTGACCGGGTGTCGTATTCTTGGCATGCGGCCCCGCGACGTCCCACAGTCCGGCCCTCCCGGCGGGCAATCCCCGGTCGAGGGCCGGACCTTTCGCTGCAATCCCGGCCACCAAGCTCGCTGCGTGACCAACGCCACGCCCGGACGGTTTGACTCGCCGCGCCCCCAGTAGAAACATTGCTCACGTCCGATCGGTCAACCAACAGAAAGGAAACGGACATGAACACCGACACCACCTCCCCCCTGCAGGCCGCCCAGCTGGACGCCACCCCGGCCCCCGACTACGCCGGCGACCACCTCACCCGGTGGACCCTCACCCTCGGCGGCGAGCAGGTCTTCCAGGACGTCGACCAGTGGGGCCTCCCCTACGACGGCTCACCCAACGGCGGCCTCCACGACGACCTCTGCGACTGGCTGACCGTCATGGGCCGCCTCGACAGGGACGCCCTCCGCGCCCTNNNGGGCGACGCAGCCCCACCCCCGCCGCCAACCCCCAAAGGAGCACCCCAATGAACGCAGCCACCATCGCCCGGATCGCAGCCTGGAACGTCATCGCCGACCAGGAGCTCCCCGCCGGCACCAAGGTCACCGTCGAAGACGGATGGGTCACCATCCACCCCCGCGGCGGCCGGCCGGCCCGCGTCCCCTACGGCCCCGCAGACACGCTCAGCAGCCTCTACGGCGCCCTCAAAGACGCAGCCCGGGCAACCGCCCAGGACCCCCACTGAACGGCCGCCAGACGGCCTCCTACGGCCTCGGAAAGGAACCCGAAATGATGTACCCCCACCAGCCCACCAAGCCCACCCCCATCGAGAACGTCTCCGCCGGCTCCCTCATCATCCGCGAAGGCGCCACCTGGAGGGTCGAATCCAACCAGCCGACCCCCGGCCGCCCCGCCTACCGGACCCTCACCCTCCGCGGCGGCCACGCAGGCGCCCAGAAAGGCTCCTACGCCACCGCCCCCGCCGGCTCCATCATCATCGTCCGCACCAACTGAAAGGAACCCCCGATGCGTCACGCAGCCCCCCGCGCCCACCTCGACCGGAAGCTCAACCGGGCAGGCGAGCTCGTCTTCGCTGGCATCGCCTACGCCATCGCCGGCCTCGCCACCGGCCTCATCACCCTCGGCTCCGCCCTCGCCGTCTGGGGCCTCTGGCAGTGGCTGGGGGTGAACTGAATGACCCCCGCAGGAGTAGTCAGTGAGGCCCTCACCATCATCGACGCGTGCGGCCTCGACCGGACCAAGCTGAAAGTAGCGACCGGCCCCCGCGAAGCTGTCATCCGCAGAGGCCGGCGCCCGTCAGGAACCCGAGTGACCCTCACCCGGCGGGGCGTCACCTGGCACGTGACTGGAGGAGGCGTCCACTGGAAAGGCGCCAGCCGGCATGCCGCCGCCACACAGGTCGCTCACATCCTCGAAACCGGCTGGAGGTGACGGCGGCGCCGGCGGACGAGACTCCGGGGCGATCAACCGGATCAACGAAACCCCCCACCGGATAAGCCCGGCCGCGTACTCCTCCAACCGGAACACCTGCACCCTGAGGCGGTGCGCCTCCTCCTCCGCGAGGTCGCGCGCCGCCTCGGCTTTCTCCCGGGACTTCTCCAGCGTCGACACGCGGGCCGTCAGCGACTTCGTAGCCGCCTCCAGGGCTTCGACCCGCCGGTCCGACGTCCTGTCCGCCCGGGCGAAAAGCCACCCGATCCACGACGCCACCGCCGCGACCGCGGCGCCGAGCAGCTCAGCAGGGAACGGAGGGAGGTCGAGGTCATGCATGAGGCCAGTATGCGCGGCCAACACTGCGATGACACTCACGCCAGCGGGGCGTACATCATCGGCATGACACGCTTCCCGCCGCCGCCCGCGGGAACATTGCACACCACAGTCTTGTTCGGCCACACCTCAACGGTCGCCCCGTCCGACGTGCCGTCCGTCTTCAGCAGCGGGTAGCAGGTCCGCTGCGGCTTCGCATCACCCAACACCGCGGCGGGGATTGTCGCCAACCGCTTCTGCCCGACAGCAGACACGGTCACCGACCCCCACTCCGACTTCGGCCCCACGCACAAGGCATGCCCGGAAAGCGACGCAATGAACTTGTCGCCGGGTGTCATGTCACCGGCGAACTCCGTCCACTCCGGCGCCGGCGGTGTTGGAGCCGGGGCGGCCCCACCAGAACCTGCCGGCCGGCGTCCGTTCACCGCGTCAACCACCTGCAACCACGCGGCCGCAGACTTCGGGGCAGTGTCAGGCCTGACGTCAAAGTCGCCGTACTGGCCGATGTTCCACAGCCCGACACCATTCAGCCCGGACATGAACGCGACCTGCGCGAACGCCGCCAGCTTCGCCGCCTTAGCGTCGTCCGCCTTGTCGTTGAAGCCGACCTCCTCCAAGACGAAGGGCTTGGCCGCCTGTGTCGCGATCTGCGCCAGGTTGCGGAACGCGTCACCGGTCGGGTTGTCGTACCCGTGAGCGGTGAACACGTCCACCTCAGGCAGCCGCGCCACCTGATCGAACAGGTCGCCGTGCGCGTCGCGGCCGCGACCGTCAGAGCCGAGGTGGATGAACCCGCCGGCGGCGACCGGCCCGTCATAGCCGAGACGGCGCACCGCCTCCACCTGCTGCAGGAGCGACCACACGTACTGGTCCGCGGACCCGGCCTGCTGGACAGGGTTGTCGTTGCCCCACAGCACCATCGGCTCCCCAGCCAGGGCGACACAATCCACGGTCGGGTAGTCCTGGTAGGGGATGTCTGTGTCGGGGAAGTTCCGCCACAGGACCTCGCGGAAGTAGGGGAGCCAGTCCTGCCAGCCCAGGTAGTAGGGGTTCACCTTCTCCTTCACGAACAGGTTCCGCACGTACGACAGGTCAACCCACAGACGCACGTTCGAGTCGCGCGCCCACCGCACCTTCGCGTCGAGCTCGCCGAGCTTATCGCCGCCGTTGTGCAGCGCCTGCGACGTGGAGTCGCCGAACAGGTCCGTGACGCGCATGTGCGTGACAGCCAGCTGGCGGGCCCGCTGCGCCCACAGCTTCCCATCCGGCGCGCCGTTCGCAGACGCAATCACGCAGCCTCGCAGTGCCTCAGTGCGCCGCTTCCGCTCTTCCGTAGGCCCCATAGTGGCCATACAAAACACCTCTTTGTCGGGTAGTAGTTACCTGCCGCACCCATGATCTCACGGGCACGGCAGGTAACGGGCAGTGTTAGCGGGCTGCGCCGAGGCTGATCACCCGGAACCGAGTGCCCGGGTAGACGCCGCCGTCGTAATGCCAGAACGGGTCCGTGCCGTACGACCCGCACGTGCTGTACGCGGCGGTGTGCGTGCCCGCCGGGACCTCTTGTTTCCACGACAGGTGGTGGGTCATGAACGTCCGGTTGTACTGGATCTCCGTCTGCCACAGGCCGGCGTTATCCAGGATGAACCCAAAGTAGTAGCTCCCGTTCGCTTTGTCCTTGTCAGCTTCGGACGCGAAATCACTGTGGACGATGCTGACGCACACGTCCAGGCTGAACTCGAGCAGGCTGCGGATCGGCAGGTTGAACCCGGTCTCTGCCCACCTGCGCGTCGTATGGTCACTGGTGGGGCGTCCGCGACCGTTGGAGGCGTCAGTCTTGTCAACCAGGACGTCACAGAAGCCAGCGACGGGCTGCAGGACGAACTGGTTCCCAGACTGGGTCCCGTCCGCCGAGTACAACACCCCCGCGATCAGGAACATCGCCGGATGCGCGGTCGACACGACACCGGCCGGTGCCTGCGACAGGCGGGCCTGCGCCTCCGCCTGCGACGCGCACCGGATGAACGTGCCAACCGAGTCTGCGTAGTCACCCCACGCAGACAAGATCGGGTCAGATGCGGTCGGGACCTTCGCCCCATCCC